CGGAGATTATAAACTATAATCGCCAACCACAATTTACTCTCGATAGTGGAAGCGGTGCTGAGGTTATTCCTGTAATATCTGATGGTTCTATTAGAGAAGTTCTTGTAGTAAATAGTGGATCTGGATATACTGAACCACCAGACATTGTAATTAGTGGCACTGGAATAGGTGCAGTTTTAACTCCTATTATTGAGGATGGCAAACTTAAGTCGGTCAATGTAATATATGGTGGATATTCATATGTTAAAGATAAAACGACTATAAGATTGGAATCTGTTGGAACTGGATGTCAGTTAAAGGCAGAGATCAAGAAGTGGAATATTAATAACTATGAAAGACTTCTTAGAAGCAATAAAATTGGTTCCAAGGACGGAGTAATTTATAAAGGTCTGAATCCAAAATATGGATTGCAATATACTCACCTTTATACCCCAAGAGAGTTAAGAAAAAGAGTTTCTACCAAATCAACAGAAAATAATGAAACTGTTTATAGATCAGATTATACTAACGATAAGAGTGATACAAAGTTCCATTCTCCAATTCTTGGATGGGCATATGACGGAAACCCAATATATGGACCTTATGGATATGAATCTTTAGATTCTAAGAGAGTTGTACAGGTAAAATCGAGTTACGATGAACCTGTAGACAACACTCCAGGAAGACCGAGTAGTTTAAATTATCCAAAAGGATTTTTTATAGAAGATTATCCATATACTGGTGGTGGAGATCTGGATGAGAACAATGGAAGATTTTGTATAACACCAGAATTTCCAAAAGGAACTTATGCATATTTTACTACTATTGGCGAGACTGATGTAAGATTAAATACATCAGATGGAAGAGGATTATTTAATAATGATAGAGAACCAAAATTCCCATATGTTGTTGGAAACAGTTATAATTCCAAACCAATAGATTTCAACTTCAATTTAGGATCAAACCAAGATGATTTTGATCTTTCGGATTCCTCTTTGATAAGAAATACTTATCCATATAATAGTGACAGTAAGTTCTCTGAATATAAATTTGTAGGAAATACTAATAAGAACTATAAGGTAAGAAATTCAAAAATAAAATCGACATTTGAATCTGGAATCAGTAGAATACTGCCCATTTCTGGTGGAGACAACTATAGAGTTGGCGAATTTGTGGATTTTGATAATGCTGGAACAAGCGGAAGTGGAGCAAGATTTAAAGTATCTCAACTGAGAGGAAAACCAATACAAAAAATTGACTTGGATGTTTTATCTCTCGACAATTTGGAATTTACATCATATAGAGGAAGTTCAAAAATTATAGGTTTTTCAACTTCTCCTATTAGTTTGAAAAGTAATCAAATTGTAAAGGTAGAGTCTTTAGAAAAACCGATTATAAAAGGAAAATTTGCAGTAAAAATACCACAAAATACTTTAATATTAACAAATGATGCCTTAGCAGCACCTGGAGTAAATTATTTGGAAGTTGATGGTGGATTGACTTATCCAAACATTAAAGAAAATGACGTTTATACTTTAGACAATGAAAAAATCAAAGTTCTTAATATAGAACCAAAGTCTTCAAGAATTAGAGTTTTGAGAGGTTTTGATTCTACTGGAGTAACATCTCACTTTGCTTCAACAGTTTTAACTGAAAACAGCAATAAAATTATTTTAGATTACCCTAGCGAAAACTTTAACTACAAAATTAATAGTGAATATTATTTTGATCCTACAGAGTCTATTGGGTTTGGAACAGAAAGAACTAAAGTAGTATTTGCAAATCCAGGAGCTGGAGTAACTACTCTAACATTTAATCCCAGATCAATTTATTTAAATAACAACAAACTTCAAACAGGAAACTTAGTTGAATATACCTCAAATGGATCTCCAATAGGAGTTTCTACAGATGGTGTTAATATATTTACAATAAATGATGGAGATAGATTCTATGTCACGAAACTCTCCGATAACTTTATTGGAATTTCTACGGATAAAGTTGGATTAAATACTTTTGGGGAATATACAAACTCAGATTTTACTGTAGGTTTACTATATTTCAACTCATCTGGAATAGGTTCTTATCATAGCTTAAAGACAGTATATGAAGAAACTTTATTGGTAAATATTGAGAAAAATTCTGCCATCGTTTCTACAGCATCTACTCATAATCTTTCAGTAAATGACCTTGTAAATATAAACATTTCTTCTGGAATTACTACAACATATAAAGTAAAATATAATGACTTTTACAGAAGAATTATTGTCGGTGAAGTAAGTTTTGATTCATTAAGCGTAGATATTGACTTAAACACTATAAGAATTCCTCTACACAATTATACAAATGGGCAGAAGGTAATTTACAATTCATCTTCACCCTCTTTAGGTCTTGTTGACAACCAAATATATTATGTAAATGTATATGATAAAAATAGAATCAGACTCTGTGATTCAAAATATCAAGCAACAAAATTAATATCAGAATATGTTAAAATAAATTCTGCGGAATCTGGAACACTTTCTCCAATAAATCCTCCAATAAAAATAGTTAGAAATGGAACTATTATATTTGATGTTAGTGACAAATCTCTTTCTATAGATTCTCCAACTTCGGGTAGAATTCCTTCTTTTGATTTTAATTTATATCAAGATTCAAGTTTATCAAACTTATTGTTTATTGTCGATTCTAATGGCAATTCTCAAATAACAAAAAATGGAAGTGTTGGTTTAAATGGTGCTACGGTTCAGGTAAACTTAAACTCAAGTTTACCCGACACTCTATTTTATAGCTTAGACCCAATTGAAAATAACACTAACTTAAGTATAAAGAAAGAAATAAAAGTTGACTCTGAAGTAGAGTCAAATAATTCTATAAAAATAAGAAATAGTGCTTTTTCTGGCCCTAAGGTAATTTCGGCAGTTGGAATGGGTACAGTGGGTTTAACTAGCTTTACTTACGAGGTTGAAAATAGTTTAGAAGTTATACCGTATAATCAAACAAACTCTAGTATTAGTTACACCACTTCATCAAAAACAGAAAAGGGTCCAATAGCAGGATTTGAGAGATTATCATCTGGAGAAGGATATTTTTCTTTCCCATTTATAAATGGAGTCATTAGTGAAGAGGGTACAAATGCTATTTTGGTTCCAGAATCTGATGATATAGGTTCTGTAAAGTCTTCAGAAATTGTTGATATGGGATATAACTATTCTATCGACAAAACTTTAAGACCTTTCGCAAGATTACCTCAAATATTTAAAGTTGAACCACTTTCAAAAATTGCGAATGTTGGAGTTACTTCTATAGGAGTTAATTATAACTCAGCACCAGATCTAGTAGTAATAGACTCATTTACAAATAAAGTTGTAAATGACCTGATATTAGATTTGAATCTTGAAAAGAGTGAAGTTGTCGTTATAAAAAATACTAAAGGTTTTTATAACAACATACCAAAAATAATACCAACAAATAATACCAACGGAATTAAGATTTCTAACATTACATATGATTCTGGAAATAAAGATGTTACTGTTACTTTAGATACAAACTTTTCTGCTGAAGACCTTCCATTTGAAGTTAATGATAAGATCATTGTAGAAGGAATATCTATAACAGGGTCTGGCACAGGTTATAACTCTAAAAATTATACCTACGCATTGTTTAAGATAATTGCCATAGATCTGTCTGGAGTTTTACCAAAGATAAAATATTCGCTTAAAGAATACTTAGGAGCAACTCAAACACCGGGAACTTTTGATCCTGCAAATTCTGCTGGTGTCATCACTCCAGAAAAATATTTCCCACAGTTTGACATATCACTAGAAAAAAATAATTTTTCTGTCAGAGAAACTGTTAGATATGGAAATAAAACAGGAAAAGTTGTTCAGTGGGATTCTAAAAATGAGGTATTGAAAATACAGACTGAGTTTAAATATGAAGGAGAATCTACAATTGAAGGAACCTCTTCAAATGCTTCGGCATTTATTAGAAGAAATGTTTCTGAAGATACATATTATCTAATAGATTCATCTTCAATTTCAATAGGTTCTTGGAACACTGATACTGGATTTTTAAATAATTCTATACAAAAAATTGCCGATAATAATTATTATCAGTATTTCTCATATTCTTTAAAATCTGAGATTCCTATTAGTGAATGGGATCTTGCTGTTAATGACCTAAATCATACATCAGGATTTAGAAGATTCTCAGACTTACAAGTTATATCTACTACAGATGAATTTAGTGGAATTTCTACAGTTCAAAGACCAGATGCTTTGGGTATTGTAGTTGACTTAAATAGTCAGGTGGATGTAAATTGCGTCTTTGATTTTGACTTAGTTTCAGAAAATTATTTCTTTATTGACGACACTTTATCATCAGATGAAATTTATTTAGATTCTAGAGTCATACAAGACTATTCAGAATCAATTGGCAATAGAGTTTTAGTCATAGACGATATTAGCGACGAATTTAATACAAGCTTACCAGCAACATTCGTAACATCATTTAACATCTAAGTAAACAAATGGCAAAAATAAGATCTCAAAAACTTTTCTTAAATGTAATAGATGATAGATTTAGTGATAGAAGGCAGTCTTCTATTGTAGGGTCTTTGACTAATGGAACGGACCTTTTCATTAACAATTATGCCAAAGTGTTTACTACAGATGAACTTGGTACTTTTGATGTAGTTGTTGCTCCAGATGGATCAAACAACCTTCAGTTTTTCCCTTTGGACGGAAGAATAAATGAATACAACTACAGTTTTATCACTTATGATATTAAGCAGAATGTAGATGCCACTTCAAATTTTCTTCTGGGAGATATTGTAAGTATAGGTTCTTCTCACGCAGAAATTAGTGCCGGAGGATCTGGCATAATTTCTAAAATTTCCACTGATTATACTTCATCTAAAGTTTTAGTAGAAGTGTCTTCAACAAACAACTTTTACGAATATACTGAAATAAGTTTAGTTATAGATTCAAATTTGAATGATGTTATTATATCAGATTTTGGAAAAATAACTTTTGATGACGATCCAACTGTTGCTGGTATAGGAACTTTTAATGCTTTCATATCTGGATCTGAGGTAAATTTGGAATATTATCCAGATCACGCAACTTTGGGTGACTGTAAAATTAATACTGTTAATATTGGAATAGCCAATACAAACTTTAGTCAAGAAGGAGTTGTAAATTTAAGGTCCGGTTCTCTAGAGTCTATAAAAACAGAAATACTTGCTAATCCAACTCCTTCAGCAACTATTGTAGGGTCTTATAATGAGGACTATCAATCTTCTTATATAATAGCACAGATTACAAATTTAGATACTGGAGATATTGAGTTTTCAGAACTTTTTGTGGTTAATGATAATACAGATGCATTTTTTGTCGAGTATGGAAATGTTACAACATCAGGGTTTTTAGGTTCTTTTAGTGTAAATAAATCAACAAATACAGAAATATTATTTACACCAATAGCAAGCACTAATGTTGAAGTTGTTCTTTTCTTAAACAACATAACTTATATTGAGTTTTCAAACTTCCCTCCAGATTTAGATTTACAAAACTCTTCTATTACTTCTGGAAATGCAATATTTGGATCGGTAGATAAAACCTCATTTGATTTAAAGTATCAAGGAGATTTTATATTTGAGAAACTATTCAGAGGAGATCTTCCAGATAAAGTTGATTTGGAGAAAGATTCTATAAGAATTCCAAATCACTTTTTTGTTACTGGAGAACAAATAACTTATAGATCAAATGATTTTGACCCAGAAAATACCTCATCTTCCATTGGAATTGCTCTTACAACAATATCTGGAGTCGGATTAACAGATAAACTTTCTGGAGATTTATATGTTTATAAAGTAGATAATTCTAATATAAAATTTGCTTCTAGTGCTCAAAATGCCCTAGCTCAAATTCCAGATCTTTTGGACATAACATCTTTGGGTATTGGAAGGACTCATTATATTACATCTACGAAACAAAACCAGAAATGTATAATAACAATTGATAATGCGATTCAATCTCCAATATATGTAAGCACTTCTGGAACAAGCATACTTCAAAATAATTTAGTTGATAATACTTCAGAACTGACTTTAACTTTTGGAGATATAACAGATTTCTCTTCTGGAGAATTTGTAAAAGTGGATGAAGAAATTATGAAAATAATTTCGATAGACTCTGGTACAAATGATGTAATAGTCAATAGAGGAGTTTATGGAACTGGAATATCTTCACACTCATCAAATACCTTGATAGAAAAAATTGAAGGCAACTATAATATAGTAGGAAGTAGAATATATTTTGGATCGGCACCATACGGCGAAGATATTTCAACAATAAATGCATTTGGAAGTGTTATAACAGAAAGTACTGTTAAATCAACATTCCATGGAAGAGTATTCATCAGATCTGGAATTCCAGAAGGATTTGAAGAGACTTACCAAAACAACTATCTTTTTGATGATATATCAGATCAGTTTAACGCAGTAGATTCTAACTTCACTTTAACTTCAAATGGTTCAAATATACTTGGAATAGCAACTGATAGAGCAGTTGTTCTTATAAACAATGTAATACAAATACCAGAAAATGACTTTACATTGTCTCAAAATTCAACAGAAACTGACATACAGTTTACCGGAGCAGCAACATCCGTTGCTTACGATCCCAACGTAGCGTCAGTTCCAAGAGGAGGAATACCGGTATCAATTGGTTCTACAAATGGTCTCGGATACCAGAAGTTAGTTTCTGCAGGAGGAACAGCAATTGTATCTAGTTTGGGAACTATATCAAGTATTAGTATAGGATCAACTGGATCTGGATATAGAGCAGGAATACAAACAAATATAAGAGTTGGAGTTAGAACAAGTACAAGTTTAGAGTTTATAGGAACTGCTGTAGTTTCGAATGGATATATTGTAGGAGTAACTATAACAAATCCAGGATCCGGATATGAAATATCAGATCCACCAGAAGTTATTATCGATCCACCACTTCCATATTCAAATATTCCATTGGTTTATACATCTTTAGGACCAACTGGATTAGGCACTGAAGCGAAGATAGACATTGTTGTTGGGCAGGGATCGAGCGTGATAGATTTTAATATTCAAAACTATGGATATTCATATTCTCCAGGAGATGTTTTAACTGTAGAAACTGGAGGTTTTACTGGTATACCATTAGATCCGTCAGTATCTTTTGAAGAGTTTAGTATCAATGTAGAAACGGTATTTAAAGATAATTTCTCTGGTTGGTATGTTGGAGGATTAAAACTCCTTGATGATATAAGTTCTCAATTTGATGGAGATAGAAGAACATTCTTCTTATCTGATAATGGAAACATATTCTCAATTATATCCAAGAAAGGATCCAATATTGATGTTGAAGCAACCATTCTGGTAGTGTTGAATGATGTTATACAAGTTCCAAACATAGCATACACTTTCTCTGGAGGAAGCAGACTTGTATTTAAAGAGCCACCCAAAAAAGGAGATAGTTGTAGTATTATATTCTATAGAGGAACTGATAATGTTGATGTTTTAGATGTTGATATTGAAAATACAATTAAGAAAGGAGATTCTTTACAGATAATAGGAAATAATTTAAGTTTAATAGAGAAAAAGAGAATTGTTGAGGAAATAACTAGCCCAACTTCAGTAGATACAAACTTATATTCTTCTTCAGGTATATCTCAAAACTTGAATCTTTTAAGACCAGTAACTTGGTGTAGACAAAGAGAAGATTTAGTAATAAATGGAAGAAACATAGGAAAAGATAGACCCGAATATGAACCAAGAATAAATCCAAACTGCAACCTAATAAAGAGTGTTGGAATTGGAAGCACTATGATATTTGTAGATTCTCTAGAGACTTCTTTTAATTATAAAAATGAAAATCCATCTTCATCCAATTTTATTGAGCAAGTAGAGGTAATTGAGACCTCAGATAAGATTACCGCAAAGTTCTCTTCTACAGTCAACTCTTCCGGCAATCTATCCTCTATTAGTATTGTAGATGGTGGTTCTGGTTATTTGAATGCTCCAACAATATCAATACCTGTTCCTTCAGTGGGTGTTTCTGGAATAGCAAGTGCTGTGGCTACAATAAGTTCAGGTTCAGTCAATAGCATTACAATAACAAATCCAGGTTTTGGATACAGTGAATCTTCACCACCATCAATATTAGCAGAAGCACCAGATTTTAGAAAAACTTATTTGAATAATATTACATACACTGGTGATTATGGAATAATTACAGGAGTTTCAACAGGTTCTGTTGGGTTTGCAGTAACTGGAATATTATTTGATCTTTTAATACCTGTAGATTCTCCATTGAAGGATAGTAGATATACTTCACCAACAATTTCAGAAACTGGAATACAAGAAAACTACTATTTGAGGGTTTCAAATACAAATATAGGAAATCCAGTAACTTCCTTAGATAGTAATGGAAATGTAATTGGTATTGGAACTCAATATCTGGACAACGTATATCAAGTTGCTTCAGCCACTTTATTTACAAACTTCAATGGATATGGTTATGAAATTACTTCTCCAGTAAAT